GTAGTGCGGCTTGATTCTGAGCGCCAGCACCAAACTGTGCGGCTTGATTAGCAGCGGCTTGAGAAGACAATCCAGCTTGTTGCATATTAGCGGCATTAAACTGAGCCATCTGGTTGGCTTGTGCTTGAGAAGCTAAACCTGCCTGTTGGAAGTTACCAGCGTTATATTGCGCCATCTGGTTAGCTGCAGCTTGATTAGCCAAGGCAGTCTGCTGGGCGGTTTGAGTATTAAGTTGTCCAGTAGACAGATCAACACCCTGATTAGCAAGAGCCGCACGTAAAGCCGCATCTTGGTTAGCCAAACCAAACTGTCCTGCAAGTTGCAAAGACTGTTGAGTAGTGGCAAGGTCTTGGGCTTGGTTAAGCTGTTGAGCTTGCATCTGACGAGCCAAATCAGCTTCAGAAGCTTGTTGGGCAGCGGCATAAGCAGCGGCATTTTGTTGGGCAACCAAACGTGCGGCATTCTCACCAAAAGCACGATTAGTTTCTGCTTCAGCAACACCCTGACGAGAACCACCAAATGCTCTGGCGGCAGTTGCTTGTGCGGCAGTACGTTGTTGTTCAAGTTGTCGTGAACGCTCTAAATCTTGCAGACTTTGCTCAGTAACAGCCTGAGTGTAAGGATTCATGTACTGCTGAATGTTCTGATTTAAGAATGAACCAGCACCAACATCACGGATATTTGCTCTAGCTTGTGGAGCAATCTGTCCCAGAGCTTCAGAAGTTACATTAGCACCAGAAACACCTTGTGCGCCAACATCACGAATACCAGAACGAGCTAGTTGTGCAGCAGTGGCTTGAGCAGCAGGACCTGCAGATACACCACCAAATCGTTCGGCAGGACCAGCACTTACACCACCAAATTGTTGAGCCGTGTAGCCTAAACCTTGTGCTTGAGCAGCAGGGCCAGCTTGTGCAGCATTAAATCCTTGTGAACCCGCTAGTTGAGCATTACCTGCACTAGCACCAGTACCAGTTGTAGCCGTATAACCTTGTTGAGCAGCCAAAGCCGCAGGATCAACAGTTGCACCGCCATAAGCGTTATATGCAACATTCTGTGGATTGTAGTTAGCAACACGCCCTGCAACATCAAATGCTGAACGCATACCAGTAAACACTTCACTGTTAGGATCGGCAAACTGACGAGCAAGACCAAATGCTGCTTGTTGGTCAGGAGTAAAACCTGCAAATTCACGAGGTTTTAAATTAGCAGCTACATCTTGTACGCTTGCTAAGTTACTTAGATAAGCCTCTTTAAATTGAGGATCTAGTTTTGACTCTGAACTTTGTTTGGAACTTGATAAACTCATTTTATATCTCCGTACTCAGGAAAACTCTTGTTTCAACTTGATAAATCTTGCTCATAATCTTTTCCCATCCTTTGCGACCTGTCATAGTCATGTGAGTGCAACCTTCCATTTTCCCGTGTTTTTCAACGAAAGGAAGTATTCTGATAACCTCATCCATGTCACCTGCCGCCAAGAATACATTGATTATTTTTTGTCTGGGATAGGTGATTATTTCGGTAACGAGAGCCGTGTTGATACCAGGCCATAATTGCATTTCATCTTTATTGAGGGCCATTGCGACATCCTCAAGACTATGCGTTCCGTTTCCGTATTCTAGCGCATTTAATAATAATTGCTCACTTTGAAGAAAATATGGAACCCACCATTTAGGTTTACCATCTTCTACAAAGTTACTGCAATCTATCATAACGCTGAAGCAGTTAATACACCAATATTACTAACCAGAATCTCATATCTAGTGCCATTTGGACTAGAGATAATTAGTCTGTTGGGAGGGCTAATTTTACGAGAACCAATCTCAACATCCTGATTACGTTTGTATAGGTTTGCGTTATCAGACTCAATAAGTCTGCGAACATTGGCCTGATCCCTAGGATCGTATGATGCAGTTGGGCTTGGGAGTTTCAACGTAAACCTCCTGGCTTACCATCCAATCTAATAGTCCCAACACGCCAATCAGTATTGACGTTACCTTCAATCTTTACGGCAATCTGTCTACCAGTAATACGTACAGAAGTAGGCGTATTCATGGTGTAAGGACCATAGTTGTATTCTGTAGCATTAGGGTAGAACTTAGTGCTAAACCTAGCCTGTACGTCACCCAGAGTATTCTCATCAGGTACTAGACCAGTAATATTCATTACCCTGTCTCCAGTAGCTAACTCAACTGGCCCTGACTCAGCAAAAGGATCTACTGAATCATAAGCAAAGCCAATCTCATGCTCATAAACATAGGAGTCAGATGAAACCATCATTGGCCTGTTAAACACACCAGAATCAGTACCGCAAGTCCTACCAAAACTACCAATAGCCCAATGGTTCTCACGATAGTTGTAAGTTACATAAGAATCATTCTCAACACTGGATGAACTTGGATAGAACCACCAAACTTCACCATAAGCTGAGTTATGGACGCAGTAAACCTTAGATGCTTGCTGATAGTTGATGTTATTAAAGATGTAGTCTCCAACATCACATGGCAAAGGTTTAACAAAACCATCAAACATCCAGAAACCAGACTTTGACATCCAGATAGCTGAATTGTCAGTAGCGGCTACTGCTTGACGGGAAATAACACCACATCCAGTACCAATACGCTCAAATCCATAAACGTATGGTGGGCCAATATAAGTTGCTGAGTGAACGTCTACATCTGTAAATAATATGGTAGCGCCACGAACACGCTTGCCACACTGCAAAGAACCCAATGTTGTCAGGTCAAAGTCACCAGCTTGATTGGTAGCACTAGGTGTCCAAGTTGTATTAACTTCTTGGTCAGACCATTGCACTTTACGTGGGTTTCCACCTGCTCCAAGAGCAAATAAGAATCTTTCTTCTGTCACCACCAAGCCTGAACAACTTGTTGGTGCATTCGTAATAGCTGCGGCATCATTTGAAGTATTTAACTGCCACTCAAGAAGCTTTCCATCAGCGTTTGAGCAACCAACTAGATACTGACCCCATGTATCCAAACTCCATGTTGTAGCAGGAGTATAGGAGCCTGTATCTGGTCTAGCAATACCATAGGCAGCAGTACCATAAGCACCATAGCCATATCCTAGCTTAGTATCTGCATCAGCAATGCCAACAGTAAAAGATGTGGGTGTAATGTCGTAAGCAACACCACCTTCATTCATTGCATATAGCTTTGAATGAGTACCAATTCCTGTCCAACGAACATTACTGTTATCACGCCAAGCAATCAATCCTCTAGCAGAACCAGTGAGTTGAGTTGAAGAGCGTTTACGCCATCCACCAATAGGGCGAATGGTATTCTGATACCAACGTACCAGATTAGAACTGTTCCAGCGTCCTTTAGATTGGTACTCAGTACCATTCTTGTAAACACCTGGCGGGATGTTTAATGGGATATACATTTATGCAATTCCAAAGATGCGGATCTGACCTGCACCACCTGTACCACCTACACCTGCAGAGAAACCAGTATCGGCAGAAGCACCACCGCCTCCACCACCGCCTGGGAATCCACCCGCACCACCAGAACCACCATTGGCAGCGGCTTTTGCAGAGCCACCACCACCGCCAGTTCCCATGCCAGTTACTGAGTTGGTTGATCCTGCAGTACCATTTCCACCTGCAGTACCGCCTGCTCCACCGCCACCAGTTGTGTAAGAGTTAGAGTCGCCACCAGCAGCACCAGAAGCAGTAGCATTACCACTGTCCATTCCTGCTCCACTACCACCACCTGCAGGTCCAAAAAGTGACCCACCACCAGCTTCGCCAATCAAATAACCTTTCCCACCACCACCACCACCATAAATGGCAGCTCCACCCGCACCATTACCGCCACCAAAACTAACATTTGATACGCCAGCGTTTGAAGAAGTTGTTGGAATACCACCTACGCCAATTGCTGAATTAGCATTAACATTAGCAGTACCATTTCCACCAGCACTTCCTATTCCACCGCCACCGCCACCGCCACTAAATTGATTAATAGTTGTAGGCCCTGCAGCACCAGCACCGCCACCATAAGCAATTATGTTGTTAAATGATGAGTTTCCTCCAGCCGTATTTGCTGCACCACCTGCGCCTACAGTAGCAGTTACAGAAGATCCTACAGTTGGCACATCAAAAGTAGCCGAAACTCTTGCTCCACCGCCTCCACCAGCTGGTGCAAGACGAATACTTCCACTAGCATTAACTGCGCCTGTACCGCCACCGCCACCGCCACCAACAGAATCAATGCTTAACTTTTTATAGCCAGGTGGAATTGTTATAGATGTAGTAGAAGTAAGTGTTAAATCAAATGTATTGATAACAACTGATTTAAAGGAAGTTCCATTACAAAGAACTAAACGTACTTCTTTTGGATACATCACAAATGATGTCAATCCATCAATAGTTTCAGAACTATTAGGATCTAAAGTTACGTTACCAGTACCAGAGTTGCCAATGTAAACCCACCATCCTGCACCCAATGTTGTGGCAGCAGTAAATGTTTGTGTAAAAGTACCGCTAGTTACATCAATGTAGTAACCATTGTCAGACAAACCTAAAACAGTATTAGATGTACGAGTAGAAGTTGGGATACTAAAGTTTCCACCAATAGGTGAAGCTGAAAAGTTAGTGCCATCAGACTTAAGAAAGTAACCTGCAGCACCTGCAGATGTAAGTCCAGTACCACCATTGGCGATAGGCAAAGTTCCTGTTACACCAGTAGTCAATGGCAAACCAGTAAGGTTAGTTGCCACGCCAGATGTAGGTGTACCTAGTAGTGGAGTAACCAATGTAGGACTAGTGCTTAGAACAACAGATCCTGTGCCTGTTTTAGTTCCAACACCAGTACCGCCTTTGGTAACTTTAAGTAAAGGACCAGTATCAAACAAGCCATCAATGGTGTCTAAGTCTGTATTGATCTTAGTACCCCATGTATCGGTAGATGCGCCTACCTCTGGTTTGGTAAGACCTAAGTTTGTGGTTGTTGTATCAGCCATGTTGACCTCTTAATTTACTGTAGTCCAAGTTTCTGATTGTTCTGAAACATCAGTCCAACTCTCAGAAACGTCTGTAATTGTTGTCCAAGTCTCTGAAGTATCTGCTTCATCTTCCCATTTTTTTCTACCTGATGCAGTAATACTTGATGAAGTTGATGAACTTGCCGATGTAAGATATACAGCCACACCATTAGCAGATACTGTACTTTCTGGGAATATTATAATTATCGTTGAATAGACGCTAATTGCAAAGGCAGTTATGTCAGAAACAGCGTCAATGCTTGCACTTCCACCTGCACTATAGTTTGCACTTGCAACAATAGAAGAAACAGAAGCACTTGTAGCACTTGCTGTGCCTAAATAGATAGCACTAGCACTTACTGAAGAGTCAGCAACAATGTTTGCAGATGCGTCTTTTGTACCACCTACAAGTGATGAAAATGGCGCTTCAGATAATGCGCTAAAGCCAAACATTATTTAAGATGTCCATTTCCACCTAGCCAAGCAAATAAAGCTACTGTTCCTAGACCAATAACCCAGAAAAACTTTTTAACAATGCTTTCGCCAATGCTAATATAAACATTCTCAATTACTTTTTCAGTAACTTTTTCAACTAGCAATTCTAGTTGTTCATCAGTAAGTACAATGTTATTAGCCATGATTTTATGCAGAAGCTGCCTGTAATGGTGCTAAGTTTTCTGTTGTCCAGAAGTCTTTAGCTAACATGATCTGCAAGTGTTCTTTATTGCGTGACAAGCAAGCAGTCCAATCAGCATCAGTCATGCCTTCTGGCTTTCCTGCGTTGATTAGGTTTACGCTATCTATTGCGGCAGAGTAGTGCTGTGCAATTTGTTCTGGTGTTTCAGTAGTCATTTCAATTTCCTTTAAGTTGGTCAATTTCGGCTTTGAGTTCTTTGATGGCGTTAATCATGTACCAAGTCAAGTTATCTGAATTGACAGACATAACACCAGTTGATTCTGTTTTCACGCAATCAGGCAAGATAGACTGAAGTTCTTGAGCAATCACACCCAACTGAACACCTTGCTTTTTAATAGCTTGGACTTGTGGTAATTCTGTAACTTCATCTGGCAAACGATATTCAAAGTTTCGTACTTGAATTTGAGTGAGTTTTTCTAAACCAATATCATTGTTAACAATGTTTTTCTTTAAACGCTGGTCAGAAGTTATAGACCAAGTTGCTGAGTTGTTGCCTTGATATGAACCACCACCACCCGCATAAATAAAGCAAGTGCTACTTCCTTTACCAGTTGCTACATATCCGATTGCAATTTCATTACTTAAACCAGTTGCGGCAGATGCGGCAGAGTATGGGCCAATATAAATACATGATGTATTTGTTGTTAAATTAGAACCCGCATTTCTTCCAAGAAATAAATTAGTACCACCTGTTGTTTGGCCTACACCAGCACCATATCCAAGTGCTACTGTATCAATTCCTGTTGTATTAGCTTGAAGTGATGTATGACCTACAGCTGTATTTTCACTTCCTGTTGTGTTTGAATAAAGAGAACGATAACCAACAGCAGTATTTCCGTTTGTTGTAGTGTTGGAGTAAAGTGACCAATGTCCTACAGCAGTATTTGATGCCCCTGTTGTAGTGCTATAAAGAGAATACATCCCCATAGCAGTGTTGTAATAACCATCTGTAGAAGAATAAAGAGATTGATAACCATAAGCAGAATTACTATTGCCAGTGGTGTTGGTAAACATTGATTTGTAACCAACCGCAGTGTTGTAATACCCGCTTGTATTTGCTTTTAAAGAATCTACTCCAACAGCAGTCACTGCAACACCAGTAGTAACAACCCCTGCGTTATACCCATAAGCAGTCAAATAAGGTGACGCACCACTTGTTGTTTGACTGCCATACACAGTACCCAATGCAGTAGGCGTAGCGGCAGAGCCACCACTAGAAGCAATACTAATTGAACCCGTACCATTAGTAATCGTAATTCCAGTGCCAGCAGTCAATGTTGCTTTTGTAAGCGTATTGCCTGTGGTGTTACCAATAAGCAATTGACCATTTGTGTAAGATGTTTGACCTGTACCGCCATTGGCTACAGGCAATGTTCCAGTAACACCTGTTGAGAGTGGCAAACCTGTGGCGTTTGTTAAAGTACCGCTTGTGGGTGTGCCAAGGATAGGACTCACTAGAGTTGGTGAAGTAGCAAATACCAAAGAACCAGATCCTGTTTCATCGGTAAGTGCAGAAGCTAAGTTGGAAGATGATGGTGTACCTAAGAAAGTAGCGACACCAGTACCTAAAGAAGAAAGACCTGTGCCACCAGAGGCTGCTGCAATAGGGGTTGTTGCTGTTACAGTAGTAAATGCACCTGCTCTTGGTGTTGTTCCACCAATAGCAATATTGTTCATTGTTCCCGCACTTGTCGGGCTAATTTCAAGACTTCCAGCGCCACTTGGTTTTATATGTACATGACCAGTACCAGTTGGGCTAATGTCTATTTGTGCGTTTGTGCCATTTAGATTTGTAGAAACTTCTAAACTTAAATTGCTACCACCACCCGCACCCCAAGCAAGTTGACTTGTGCCACTTGCATTTCTTAATTGACCACCAGCAGAGCCAACAGCATCAAAAAATGGTGAAACTACTTTTGTAGTAGCTGTAAATATTGCAGGTACTGTTACATTGCCAGATGCGTCTTCGTATACAGCTTTGTCTGCAGCATAGGTAACAAAAATGTCCTTTGAACCTGCAGCAAAAGATACCTTAGTATCGCTATTGCTAGACTGATATACAGTAGTTCTGGCAAGTGTTAAACCATCACTGGATAACGTGCCTAGTCCAATCTCAAAATCAGAACCTAGGGAGACAGCATAGTAAGTAGTGTTGCTATTACCAACACCAGCAGAGAATGTTTGGAAGCCACTTACAGCGCCACCAAGTGCAAAATCACTTGTGCCTGTTGTGGTAGTAGTTTCCTTTACCCGATCAGCAAGTACAAGTGCCATGATTAACTCAATGTAATGTCAAGATCGCCAGTAGGAATACGGAAAATATCGCCTGTATCAATTGTTTTGTTTACAGTTAAATCTGCCCAAGCCAATAGATTACCTGCAGTTGATGCATCAAATACGCCAACAGCAACAATGGTTCCCCAAGAGGCAGTAGCGGCAGTAAACTCTACCGCAGCAGAATTAGTACATAAAGTACCAGTACCACTTACTGAGAAGCTTACAGATACACGGGCATA